GTCGTCGGAGACGTAAATGCGGTGCTGATGGTGGCCCGCTCGATTCAGAACAAAAACATCATCGAATACCTGGCCAAGTGCCCGAAGTGCTCGGCAGAGAGCGTGGACCAAATCGAGATTCCCGGAGAGCTGCGCCCCATCGGCCAAAAAACCAGCGATTACAAGGGAACCGACACGGTCACCTTAAACGAGGAGAAAGACGTGGTGGAAGTGCGCCCGCTCCGCATCAAAGACGAACTGGCAATCGTTGGCCGCGTGCCGGAGGTCAAAGTCCAAATCAACAACACCCTCGCCCACATTCTGGCTACAGTCGTGAGCGTAAACGGAGGGCAACCGGATAGAGTCGCAGAGATATTCGAGTGGTATTCCTCGCTCTCGCCGAGTGATGCCAAACAGCTCGAAGACTTTATTGAAAACAACAGTCCGCATCTGAGCCAGGAGTTTGCGCAGAAGTGTGACAGTTGTGGCTTCGTTTTTCCTTACCGCCTCGTGCTCGATCAGGAGTTTTTTCGTTCGGGCCGCGTGGGGACGGCTGGAAAATCGCTGGCTGCGGCTGTTTGACCTTTGCTGGGACGGCAAAGGCTTTGTGGTGGACCTCACACACGTCCCTGACGACATATTGGATTTGTTTATCGACATGCGCAATGAGCGCGTGCGCGAGCAGAATCAAAAACTGCAACAATGACGGATTTGCTTATCGACGGAAACTCGCTCTACGCCCGGTCCTGGTATGCCGTTATGGCAAAACCAGGCGGGAATCCAAACGCCGTTGTGCGTGCCGCCGTTGGCACCGTGCTCTCGCTCCTGAACGTAAACACGGACAAGTTGGGCGAGAAGGTGGACCGGATACTGTTCGGCTGGGACGGTAGGGACAAGCGTGATAAACAGCGCGCTCCTAAGCCGACGCCCTACCACCCCACACGGCAACTGCTGATGGAATACCTGACTTTCCTGTTCAATCCGGCACACGGCAGCTTGGCCCTGCATGAGGCGGACGACATCGTCGCGACTGCGGCCCGGCAGTCAAAGGCGGATGTCATTTTTGTGGCTTCTGGTGACAAGGATTTGCAGCAGTTGGCTGGCGGGAGGGTCAACTACTACTGCCTGAACCAGAAGTCACTCCTCTCGCTCAGGTCCATCCGTGACCGCTGGCACGTCAAGCAGCCGGTTCAGGTTGCCGTTGCCCTGGCGATTATCGGCGACAAGGTGGACCTCATCCAAGGCATCAACGGCTGGGGCAAGAAGAAGGTCCAGAAGCTCTTCGAGAGCATCCCCGAGGACATGCCGCTCGACGAGGTCATATTGGCCATCGAGGAACAAGTCCCGGAGCACCTGCGGGACGGGTTCTACCAAGACCTCGACCTCACACTCCTCCACACAGACTTGCCTGGCGTTCCATCCCCTAAACCGGTGAAACTGGCGTCGCTCGATGCGGTAAAGGAGCTTCAGCTGGCTCCCGACTTCATGGAATATTATCGTCCCGTTTACAGGCTTTACCACGCCGTCAGTCATGCCGACGTTCATGGGGACGAGGAAGATGTCCCAGTCGATGCTTAGAGGGTCATGATGGGCAGCGCGCCACCGGCTGGCCGGTTGAAATAGCGCGTGACCGAGAAATCGAGGAAGGCACCGCCCGAGGCATTAGCCACCAGCTGGACCTGCGGGAAGGCGGAAACGACGAGCAGCGAGGTCACCTGGCCGTTCTGGAGGGTGTTGTTATAGACGCTGCCCATAGCCCCCAGGTCCGTCCAGCCGAGGCTGGGGTCGAATTGCTGGAAGGTGTAATTCATCGTGTTGACGCCACTGTTCTTGATGATTACATGCGCGCTCACCGGCCCCTGCTGGAGCAAAGTAAACATGACGCTGCTTGTTTCGCCTACCACTTGGCCGTCAGTAACCTGGATAATCATAAGCTTAGAAGCGCAACCGCCACGTCAAGGTGGGCGCGAAATCGGTGGTTTTGTTGATGCCCACAGTGCGCACGCGGCGCGCAATGAGCGTGTTGTTGCCCGAAAACAAGCCCATCTCGGTGATCAAGCTGCCGGGCGCGTCTAAGAGTCCCAGGGTGAACGAAACCCGGACTACGAATGCCGACAAAAAATCGATCGAGTTAATAGGGGCCGTGAAATTACTGGAAGCCAGAGCCACCGGAGCAGCCAGCGCCACGTCGGTAGTCTTTGCCGGTGTGGTCCCGGTTCCGACACCGAAATTGGCGCAAATGAAGTTTTGGATGGGCGACCGAAACGCGAAAGCGTAGGCCAATAGCTGCCTGCCTTGGTCCACGAAGAGGTTGGGCGCACACTCGGCTCCCCGCTGTATCCAGCCATAACGGATCGCGTCCTCCAACGGGATTTCCTTCCCGAAAGAATCCACAATCCTGTCGATGGTGACTAGACCTTGCGGTCGCATTAGCCGGTGACTTGCAGGTTGTTAATATCCACGGGATACCAGCGGTCCACCTGAAGCGTGAAAGTCAGGGTGACGTAGTTGCTGGTCGTCATGTCGGCATCGACGTATTTGAGGCCGGTGATCATACATCCCTCAAGAACGTATTGGGCACCGTCGAGCATCGTGTCCTGGCCCACGAGCGCGACGCCGTTGATGTCGGCAATCTGCTTGGCCATGTTCGGAATCATCCAGCGCAGGTAACCCAGGCACTTGATTTCGGACGTGAGGCCCACGCCGCCCGTGATGGGATTGGCGTGGAGATACGACCATTTTTCCAGGGCTTCCGCCGTGCGCTGGGCAAATGCGTAGCGCACCGGGATGTCCACACCGGGACTGGCCTGATCGCCCCCAAGCATCAGGTTCGTCTGCTGCATGTATTTGATGGGGACCACGTCCTTTTTGCGGTCGGGGAAGGGAAACTTCTCGACGGCAAACTCAACGTGCTCGTCCCACGGCAACCCAATGGCCGAAGGCAGCTCCAGGGTGACCTTGAACAAATCAACGCGCTGAAGGTCGAGCCTGGAGTTCTGCGACGCGAACGTGTTTTTGAAGTTGAGACGTGCCATAAGCTATCTGTTACGTTGTGACGCTGTTCAGGGAGTTGAGCACAGCCCCGCTCTCGCGAACGGTCGCCGTGAGGTAAATCCGCTCGACGCTGTCCACCGGGATAAGGCTGAGGTTTACCAAAACCTCGCGGCGGTTCCGTGTGTCGGCGTTGTTGGCCGAGAAGTCCAGCAGGTAGCCGCCCTTCTCGATACCGCGTTCATTGACCACCTGGTCGAGGAACTTCTTGCCAGCAATCTCCATGCGGACCAGCAGGTCCGGGTCATTAGGCTCGAACACGAAGCGCTTCCAGACCAGCGCCAGGTTGTTGACCACGTAATTGACCAGGATGACGTTGTGGACCACCGACAGCTTGCTTTCGGCGATTTGCAGCGTGCGCTCGCCGTAGAGCTTGATTGCCCCGTTGTCGAGGAAGATGCCGTTGATGCTTTGCCCGTTGCCATACATGGCCTGGCGGGTGTCGTCGCTGACGGTGTCGTATTCGACCTCGTTCGCCTCGGGGATGAGGCCACGGACTTCGCCAGCCGCTGCATACCAGGGCTTGTCACGGTCGAACGTAAACGCCAAGCAGCGGAGCGCGCCCAGCGTCGGGGCCACCCACTTCTGCTGCTGGGTGAAAGGATCAGTGATGGTGAACCAGTTCCAGTAAACCGCACCGTTGGGGGTGTCCAACCGGCCACGGCCCGCATACAGGCCGACGCCGTTATGCCAGTCGATGGCCTGCCGGGCAGTAATGCCTGGAGGCACATCGATAAGCGCCACCGCGTTGAGCTGGCGGCAGACCTGGACCATCATCTGGTGAACGCCAGTGGTATCGGTCGTCGCGAACGGCTCGGCAGTTGTGCTGTCCCAAGGGTAGAAGTCGTTTCCGCCACCGGCCTGGGCATCGGTGATGCCAGGGCAGGCCAGCACGTCAATCTGCATGTTGTTCTTGACGTTGATGAACGACTGGATGCCGGTGAACTTCTCAGTGGCCGCATTGAACTGGCCGACGAAATCCTGGGCCGTTGCGCCCTCACCGTTGAATCCGTAGTAGAAATTGCCGCCCGTGTCATTAACGCCTGCGTTGATTTGGTAGGCGTTGACAGCGAAGCCGAACGAGTAGTTGGCAGGCTGCATGTCGCTCACCGTGCCCGCCTGGGCAATCACCAGGATTTCCTGACTGATGCCGTTGACGCGACCAGAGAAACTGTTCGTGCCCGTGCCATTAAACATGGCATCGAAGGTTTCCTGGAGCGCACCGTTCTCGTAGATTTCCCACTTCTTGGTGCCAGGCGCGCCACCAGGGCGGACCTTGACGAACAGCCCGGAGCTGATGTCGCCGCCATTGGCCCAATCGCCAGCCGAGGCCGCTTGGAGAAAAAGATAAGGGATGCGCCCAGTCTGGAGACTGATCTGTGCCCCACTGTATTGGTCCTGGAGGCCAACGGCTTGAAAACCGATGTCCTGGCGGTCGGTGGTTTCGAGGTAAACCGTGCCATCCGGCAAAGCCTGCTTGATGCGCGCTTCGTGCGTTGTGGCTCTCCCCGCCTGCGTGATTTTGATGAGCGAGCCAATCGGCAACAGCGCCCAAGCACTAGCCGGTGACAGGGTAAACTGGAAGCTGCCCTTGTTACCGGCTGCCGTCAGCTGGGACGGACCGCTGAAGATGCCAGCGTCGGCGTAGCTGCCCGCGTTTGACCCATAGGTGTAAGAGTAAAGGATAGCCTCAGCCGGATTGGCAGCAGGCGCTCCAACCGAGTAGTAGAGCTGTGCCGCTGTGTAAATGTCCTGGATAACATTGGGCTGCGTGAAGGTGATTGTGCCTGCGTCCTGCCCGAGGTAACCACCAGCCAGCGTTCCTACCGTCGCCACCTGGGCGTTGACCGTGCTGGTTTTGCCGGTCTGGATAATGGTAGCAAAGACAGGCGGAGTGGAAACACCGCCGCCCTGAATGCTCGGAGTGAGCACAGCCGCTTTGGCGAACGGGAGCACAGTGCCCGTGTTAGAGAATTGATTGGTAACGACCGTTGCGCCTACATTGAGCGTGTTCTGCTTGCCGACCCGAACGACCTTCATGCCGTCGCTCATATCGCTGAGGATAGCCACAGCGTTCGCAAGGAAAAACTCACCGCTCAGGGGCTGCCCGAAGATGCGGATAAAGTTAGCAAGCGAGCTTACAGCGGTGGGGGTGTCAAAAGCTCCTTTGCGAGCGACACCGACAAGCCCGGAGCGAAATCGACTGGTCTGCGGCAGCAGGAAACTACGGTCGATAATCTGAGAGTAAACGCCCGGAAACGTTTTCGCAGTAATGTTTGAAGCCATACTCGTCTTCTATTTTGTTCTAACTACGTTTGGCCTGACTGGTCACGGCATAAGCCTGGCCGTTTACGATTCATTGTGCCGTCACTCGTCATCGTCTTAAATACTCGTGCCCGTGAAAGTGTGCGTGCCAAACACCAAGGTTGAGGCGATGCCATACGAATACTGGGGCGACTGAACCTGAGTGTCGGTCGCCTGGATGATGGCGTAGCGCGGATCAACCAGGGTTGTGACGCCAACCACTGTGCCGTAAAGCGGGTTGTAGGCGAGGGTTCCAACCAGAGGGTCACCCTCCGAGATATAGGCGGTTCCTTCCTGGACCTGGGCTTCGGCGCTTGCCTGCACCGAGAAATCGCCATTGGGCGGCACGTCGGTCCGGCTATCCAGGACCAGGTTGGTGCCATAAACGCGAAGGTCAGTCGTAAACGCGGGCAAGAGCAGATTGTCCAGTTGGTCGGGCGAAGCCGGTCCCAGGATGAGCGTCCAAAGCGTCGGCTCGATGTCGTAAGCCACGTCCACGGAGAAACCTTCAATCGTCACTGTAAACGAAGTTCGGAACTCGACGTTCTTGTTTTGCAGCTCAGCGTCGTCAGGCGGCACGTTCTCGATGTCACCCTGGACATAGACCCGGACGTATTGCGGCCCCCAGCCTGGGTAGTCAACCATGAGCCAGCTTTGCAGGACGCCGCCTGTGCGCCAAAACTGGTTCAGCACCTTTTCAAGATAGAATGACTGCGTATCGGGACGGAGACAGTAGTGGTCGATTTGGAAGGTGTAGTCGAAAGCCATCGGCATCCGGCTCGTGGTTATGTTGCCCAGGTCGCTTTTGAGCAAGCCGGTGCCTTGGTTAGGCACGCCGGGAATTGGCGCTCCGGCGTCGCTCACCGTGGGCCAGTTGATGTGCTGGAAGCGGTGGGTGGAGAAATTCTGGTAGGTTCGGTATTTGACGCCCTTACGCATCACCGAGATGAGCGGGTAACGGATGGGCGAAGGATGCGGCTCGTAGAGCGGCGTGCCGTCAGCGTCCTTGAGCTTCAGGAGATAAAGGAACGGGTTTTGGTCATCACCCCACAGCTTGGTAAACTCGGCGAAGGCGTCCATCGGCGTCGCGAACACCACAGGGATCGGATAACCGGCGCGGACGAAGAAGCGGCCATAGAGCCACTTTTGCAGGGCCAGCTCGTGATACCGCATTGAAGTGGTATCCAGGCTCCCCGGTCGAACTTCTAGCGTCAGATCCGGCATACCTTAACTAGCACTGCGCCGGAAAACAAAAAGCCGGTCGCTGTCGAGACGACCGGCCCAGCCAATGCAAACGGCGCGCAGCAGTTACGCTGGCGTCTGATAAAGCAAATTCGTCATAACCTGAGTGACGCGCCCATCGGGCCATTCCACACCGGCCCAGCCCTTGTCGGCTTCCAGAGTGCGAATCTTGGCCTTGCCAATCATTCCGCCCACGCTGCCGTCTTCATCGACAACAGCTACGGTATCGCCAACCTTAAATTCAATCTCTTCCATGATAATGCGGTTGGCGGCTTCCTGGATGGACTTCTGGCTGCCGTCGCACTTGCCAAGAATTTTTTCAATCGCTTCTGTCTTCATATTCGCATTAACTACGATTACTCAAATACGGCTCCGATAACCAACACGGCTACGTCGCCAATGGGGTCGAACCAGTCCGTCCCGCGCTCCAACATGCGCAAGGTCGATTCGGCTTCACCAGACGCTTTAACTACGAACTGTCCGCGCTCTATAGTGAGGTCAAACGTGCGGGCCAGAACTTCAATTCGTTTACGAAAAGCCTCCATGCGCTGGTTCAGGTCGGGCACCTGCTTCTTGCGCGTGCCCGCCAGCCACTCGGTCAGGTAGCTGAGGACGCGGTCACGCCCATCGTCGGTAAGGTTGGTTTTGACCCAATCCTCGCGGATACGAGCAACCACTTCACGCTCGATGTCGGTAAACATTACGGCAGCGGGGTGAACTGCTTGGTTTCAGCCGGAGCCGCCAGGCTGACATCGGGCAGCGGCTTGGCATCGCCCTGGGCAGGAATGATGCAGGTCACGGCCAGGCCCAGCCAGACGCCGGTCTGCTGCCAGTAGCCTTTGGGGTCGATGTTCACGTCCACGATCGCATACCGATACCCGTTCCAGAACACCATGTCGCCCCGCACCGGAAAATAGTTAAACTCCTGGAGTAACAGGTTGGACATCGTGAACATGTCCGTGCGCTCGGGCACGATGCCTATCTTGGTGAGCTTGTAACTGGGCCGCTCAAAAGTGTTGATTGCAGGAATATCCAACATGCGGCTAAAGTGCGTTCTATCAGAGAGCGGAACATGCCAGAGATGATCGATTTTGACGGTGGTGCGGTCCACTTCCATGAAGCGCGGGGGCGGCATTGGGGAATGCTTAACCGTGGCCTCCCGGTGAATGCGCAGCGCTCGTTGAGTATCGGCCCTGCCAAACACCAACGGGTCGTAAAGCCATTCCTTGCGTTCCGTGAACTTCATCTCTGTAACTACGTGTGAATGAAACGACCGAATGCCCTAATTCAGCTGCTTGACGAGCTGATGTCCGATGAGACAGCTTCCAGCACGGTCGTCACCATTGGCGGCAGTTACGCCAAAATATACTCCAACGGGGACAGCGACGACGCCATTCAATTAAATCCTGCGGAGTGCGAAGCCCTCTTTGACGACGCAGAATCGGTGCAACTGCTCTACGATGCCCTGGGTATGCCAGAACGCTGCACACTGGAATTGCACAAAGTTAGCGTGAGCGACGAAGTCAGCGAAGCCATCGGGGAGCTTTTCGATTTGGACGAGAGCTAGTTAAAGTGTGCCGGACAACGTAACAAGACCAGTCGAGGGCATCGGCCTTATTCAGTTTGAAATGAGGCTGCCCAACGGCACAGTCGTCAGCTCAAACAGCACCACGACGATTCTTTCAAAGATCGTCGAGACAGTTTTTACCTATAACGAGTGTGAGATTGGCTTCCGGGTAACGGACCCCAAATTCCACAGCCAGGTGCTGCGCGCTCTCAACTCCGAAGGAGAACCGAACATCCGTTTTCGGTGGGGCACAGGGGACGCCTCAAACGTGCTGTGGACTCCCTGGCAGACGCACTACGTCGTCAACCATACGGCTAAGTATGAGGGTGTTGGGCCTAACTCCGGCCATTACATCAATCTCTTCACCAAAGACCTGTTTCACCAAACAGACAGAGTGGCAGCCACCGAAGGCTTCCAGGGCACCGTCAGCAGCGTCGTTAAACTGCTGGCCTCGAACAACGACATCCAGGACACGGTCATCGAGGAGACTCAGGGCCAGGGCCTGTGGATTCAGAGCTTTGAAGGGGACTTTGAGTTCGTTCGTAAACGTTTACTGCGCCGGGCGCGCAGCACACGCGGGCGCGGCAATTACTATTTCTTCATCCGCGACGACGTGCTGCACTTCCACACCGTCGAGTATCAAACAACCGTAAAGGACTTCAATTATTACAGTTCGCCCGGCAGCACTCTCAGCGCCTTCGAGCTGAGCCAAGCTAAGATTGCGGAAGGTTCAGCTGGTTCCCGCGTCATCAACTTCAATCCGTTTACGGGCGAGTCTAAGGAAATAAGAAGTCACCGGTCGCAGGCGATACGCATGGGCAACGTGATACCTCGCCTGGACAAAATTGACGGCGGTCCGCAGCGCAACACGCCGGAGCATCGGACAGAGACGCGGGACGAGGAATGCGGTTCGACAGCGCTGGCGCAGAACATTTATGAATTTGCCAGGGCCGAAAGTTTCCAGCTCCAGTTGCTCGCCCGCAAAATGGCGACTGTTCGGCCCGGTGAACTGATGCGCATCAACATCGACCCCAGCAGCGGCAGCACGTCAAGCTGGAGTGGCATCTACCTGGTGGCTACCGTTACGCACATCATCGAGAACGGCGCAATCAGCAGCGTTTACGTTTTACAGCGAGGAGAGCAGCAGGTGTTTCGCAACAACACACAGGACATGGCCAACTACGGCGTGGATACCCTGCTGGACGACCAAATGGCCCCTGGCTACGACTTGAACCTGAGAGACATCCAGGGTTCGGGCCTTACCAAAGGCGCAGGGAAAAACCTTTCGAGCGGTTTGTTCTCGACCGTCCAGGACGCCAATACGGCGCTTACACCGCAAACGTGAGCGGGTTCCTGGCGTTGAACAGGAACGGCGGATAGAACGGATCGGTCTTGTCGAAGCCCAACTCATCCCACTTGAGCCGCGAGGCCAGCTGCATTCTGACAGCACTGGTGCCGCTGATGCCCTGAAGCTCAAGGTAAAGGTGACGGGGCGTGACGCTGTAAACGGTGCGCCCGCTGGGCACGACCGTCTGCTGAGCGCCAACCCATTCTCGCGGACCCGACGTATAGTCATTGCAGCCTTGCAGACGCACACTAACGGTGTTGGCCCCGGTATTTTCCATGGTCACCATCGTCGTGTTGTCCACATAGCCTGATTCGTTCAGGCCAGAGCCGCTACTAGCCGAAAGAACCAGGTCGCCCTGCGCCTGGAGCCGCACCGTGACGTAGCCTCCAACGACGGGCGCTTGCACGTTGGTAACTCTGGTCAGCGGCTGAGGATATTCACCTGGGAAGATCATAAGCTAAAGCGTTCTGACTGACTGCAATTTACTGTTCGGGACCAGCGCTCTTGCCGGGAAGGAACTCGTTTTCCTCCTCGTTTTCATCCTCGTCTTCGGGCACTTCGGGAATCGCGTCAACCGCGATGTCCTCTTCTTCGCCCTCGCCGGGAATAGGCGGCATGTCACCTTCAATCTCCGCGTCTTCGGCACCAACAAGCTGCGCAATCAGGTCTTTGATGTCGGACAGGAGCTGGAGAACGACGTTGCCTTCAGTGTCGGCTCCGACCGCTGTGTCGCTCATAGGCGGTTCACTGGGCGGCGGCATTTCAGGACCGCCTTCGCCTTCGCCTCCCATGTCGGCAGCGATCTCGCTGGGAGACGCGACTTCAGCGTCCTCGATTTCTTCAATCTGTTTAAGTGCTTCTTTGAGTGCTGTCATACTCTCTATCGTTTTCGGTCCACCACTAGGACCGTTTAATATATCTACACGCGCTCCCTCAAAAGTTTCTACACTCTCGCGACGCGGTGGTCGGCGCGGCGTCGTGACAGGTTTCGGCGGCTGCGCTGCGCCTGGCTTTCCGATAGGCAAACCACGACCGCGCTCTCCTGGCGGCACAGCCAACTTTGCCTGGACTGTCGGCTTGCCTGCCTTTGGCAGCATCGGACCTCTCGGGCCTGGTCCCTGCTGACGCTGCGGCAGAGGCGGCAGTTCCTCTGGCGGAGGGGGCGGGCCGGGCACTGTGGCTGCCGGAGCATTGGGCATAGGCACACCCTTGGGAATGCCGATGAACTGCCCGCCCTTGGCCCGATACAGCTGCATGATGTGGTCGTAATCATTCCAGGCGTGGCCGGTGTTGAGTGCCTGCTTCACGGCGGCATACCACTTCTCCTGGTCTTTGGCCTTAGCCATCAGCTCGTCGAAATTGGCCCAGCGCTTGTCGGCGTATTTGACCAACTGAGCGAGCTTGTCGCCAGTATCAGGTTCGCCGCCAGGGAATTTTGCGAGCAGGCCGTAGATGTAATCTCGCGTGGCGAGAATATGTTTACACAGGCCAGGGATGCCTGCCGGGTTGGTTATGCGCGGTGCCCGGTTGTGCGCCTGGTTCATGCTCGATGCGCCAACACGCCCGGCACCCTTCTGTTTGTTCACCCAGGCAAAGCGGTAGCGGTAATCGGGACAGGTGCAATCGACCTCGCAGGGAATATGCTGAAGCGGCTTTCGCGGATTGCCCACTTTGGGCTTTTTGAACTTGATGAAACCGTGATGGCGCAACCCGGTCGTTGACGGGAATGACTTGAAGTTGAAGGAATGATACACCGTGTCCGAGTTGGCGTTAATCTCCAACGGCGGGCCGCGCACTGTGTCCGACCGCTTTACCCGTTTGGGTTCAGAGTATCGGAACAGCTGGTCGAAGGTCAGGTCTTCGTATAGAAATTTCATCTGCCGAGTCGCCAAAAGCGCTGACGCCAGCCAGGCTTCTTGGGTTTTGGAGCTGCGGCAGCTTGCCGGGCAAGTTCAGCTTGCCGGGCGCGTTCCGCTGCAAGCCTGGGCGCATCGCGCTCGTTGGCTTTGCGGATTTGCTCAGCCGAGTGCGGCTGTTTTGGCGTAAGCGTCAGGCCGGGGCTAGGTGGCACATTCTTCAAGAACTCCTTTTCTTCGCCAGGCGTGGGCGGCGCGAACTTTGTCTTTTTCTGTATCCGCTGGAGCGCTGGCTTCGGCTGGATACGCGGCTTGGTCCCGCCCATGGCATCCTTATCAAGGTAGTCGGTTGCAGGCTCGGGAGTGCCATCGGCCCCAACCTGCAATACGCGCTGAATCTGGCTAGCTGCGTTCAGGCCAAGGAGCTGCGCGCCCAACCTGTCCACCTTGGCCGGTTGCAGGCCGTAAAAGTAAACCTGTCCATCCAAGTCCTTCACGAAGAAAGTGTAACCGGAGTGGAGAGCCACCTGGATAATCTCGCGCACAGGATGATTGGTGCCGATCACCTTGCCGATGTCAGTAGCGAGCAACTTGCGCATCGCCTCTTCCCAGCCTGGGCCGGTGCCGTAGCGCCCTTCTTTGGGCAAGCCGGGGCCGTGCGCAATCACTACCGTCCCCTGTGGCCGGATGACAGGAGGCGCTTCCCCGTCGAGGAGCATAGTGGCGAGAATTTCAGCGGCACGCATCGCTTTAACTACCGTTCTTTCCTGGCATGGCAGACACTGTCCTTAAATCCATCGTCCTGCGCAACTGGGCAACCGTGCGGAGCGCGGCCATTGAGTTTCCAGAACAGGGCCTGGTGCTGGTCCGTGGCATAAACCGCGCAGCGAAAGGCAAAATGGCCTCGATCGGCAGCGGCAAGACGGCCTTGGGCGAAGCTATCAGTCGGGCACTCTTTGGCGTGCGTGGCCGTTTCACGCAGCTGGGCCACTATAGCTCTGATGAGCAGGGAAATATGCGCGTGGAGGTCAACTGCGAGCACAAAAACAAGCCGCTGAAAGTGGAAATGGGCTTCAAAGCTGAAGAAATGTCGCCCACGGGCGAAGCCCTTAAATTCACCTATTCCAGCGAGGTTCAGCGCAGCTTGATTTCCGAAACCAGGTCGGATTTGGCTAAAATTCTGACCGTTCCCACTGAGCTGGCTGATTGGACCATTCATTTGGATGGCGATGCGCTGAAGTTCGCCGACTTGAGCGAGCAAAAATACGTAAACCTGCTGATGGACGCTCTGATGCAGCCACGCTACACAGTTTACGCCAAGAAGGCCAACGACATGGCCTCCGACTACAAGAAGGACATCACGCGGGAACGCGCAGATGTCGAAAGCACCAAGAGCAAAGTTGCCCAAATCGATGTCCAGCTCCATAGCGCCAGGCAAAACCTGGAGCAAGCCAAAAACGTTTACGCAGCCGAGTTGAAGGCGCTCAAGGAATCGGCCAAAACTCTCGACGCTGAAATAAAGCAGCTCTCCGAGGCCGTGAGCCAGAGGGACACGCGCATGAAAGAGCTTCGCAAGGAGATTGACAGGCGCATCCAGGTCAACGCCAAAGCTGAACACGACCAGGAAATCATCGTTCGCGAGAAGCGCGAAGCCCTCGATACAGCCAAGGACCAGCAGCGTGACCTGAAATCGACCGAAACCACCGCTGCCAGGGAACTGGAACGTGCTGAAGTTGCTTTGGAGCAGGCGCGCAAGACGCCGAAGAACTGCCCAACGTGCGGCAAAGCCTGGGATAAGGGCGCTAAAGCCATCGAGGAAAAGCAGGCAGCCGTAGAGGCCGCTCGCCTGGCGCTCGACAAGGCGGAATCCGCAGTATCAGCCAAAGCCACGGTTGTCGGCAAAGCGCAGACTGCGGTCCAGCAGGCCGAACAAAAGTTCCAAACCATCAGAGCCAAAAATTCCATCGATGAGCTGAGTGAGGAATACCAGGGCCTGGAAACGGCTCTCACTGAGGACCGCACCAACCTTGAAGCCGCACAACAGGAAAAGCAGGCGCTGGGCACCGGCCCGGACAAGACCGAAATCGCTCGCTTCGAGACGCAGGTCAGCGAGCGCGAAAAGCAGCTTGAAGAGGCTAGCAAAGCCGTCGAAGACCTGGCCCAACGAGTTGCCGAGGACGAAGAGATGCTTCGCGTGATCGAATATTGGCAAAAGGCTTTCAGTCCTTACGGCATACCCAACATGGTGCTGCGCGACGCCCTGGGACCGCTCAACGCGGTAGCCAAGCGTGTCAGTAGCATGATGACGGGTGGCACGATTGACATCAGCTACGCTACCAGCCGGACCCTCCAAAAAGGCGGCGAGAAAGCGGAGCTGGTCATTAAGGTCAAAAACGAGCTGGGCAGCGGGCGCGTGGATGGCAGTTCAAAGGGCGAAGGGGGCCTGGTCAACCTCATCGTGGCTGAGACACTGGCTGAGGTCGGCGGCATCGCCAACCGAATCGGTTATCGCTGGTATGACGAGGTAGGCATGAATCAGGACGAAGTGGTCCGGCGCTCGCTCTTTTCCTATTTCGCTGACGTGGCCAGGCGCTATGGAATCCTGGTATTCGTGGTTAGCCACGCGCCGGAAGCCGCCAGCTATGCTGACTACACCCTCGTTGCGGAAAAGACGCTCCAGGGCAACGTGGCGCACACCACCTACCGCTGGGATTAACTGCTGCTGTTGCCGGTCGAGCCGTTCGAGTTGGTGGTCGAGCTGTCGAAGCCAACGAAGTCTTCCTGCCGGGTGAGCAAAGATACCGTGTTGAACAGCCGCTTCTGGACGATGTTGGCCGACGCTTGCTGCTCGACAACGCTGACAGACGCAAATGACTTGTTGGTGTGCCCAGGGTGATGGACGAAGGTGAAACCGAACTCTCCGTTGGTCGGCAAATTTTGACTGGAGCCTGGCCCTTTCAGAAACGGCCCCAAGAGCTTCACGCGGACCTCTTCGACATAGCCTACACAGGCAATGCCGACCGAGTCATTTTCGGTGCGAATCAGCTCCAGGAAACACGTAGCTGGAGGATAGACGCCAGAGGGTGTCCTGGTAATGCCAATGGTCGGGCTAGCAGAGTTGGCAAGGACTGAACTGTTATCTCCGGCCACCTGGTCACCCTTAGCCTGGGGGATGTCGTAGCGCACACTCATGGCGTCCGGCCCGAATGGCAGCACCAGGGATTCGAGGTCAGCAGCCACCTGTAGCAGTGTTTTAGCCCCGTTCGGGCAATACTCAGAGTCCAGAGCGCTCAGCTTGAAGTCGAAAGGAATTTTAAGGACCGATGTGCCCTGATACATGTGGATGCCATCCGGGTAACCTGGCGGCGTGTTCACGGTATAGTTGGCCCGGCGCACCAGGTCAATCGCGTAGGGCATCGAAGGGAAGTTGATCGAAACAAACTTGCTGTAATTGTTCGGATCGCGCAGCGCAGTAAGAAAATCAACTCCCTGCACCGACTCCAACACGATTAACCTCCCGCACGCCGGGAAGCTCTTTTGGCGCTTAATTTGGTCTGGCATTACTGGTGAAAGCTAGGGACGTTTCGCTGAATCATGTAGGCCGGAGCCTGAGTCAGCTGCTCGGGGCTGATGACGTGGCTAAGCAGCCATCGATCGTGCTCTTCCTGGGCCTTCTGCGCTTCCTGCGCTGCTTTCTGGCTATCCACGGCGGCATCCTTCTTCATTTGTTCGTATTGGAGCCGCAGAAAATCGATTTGCTTGTAGGTCGCTTCCAGGTATTTGTCGCGAGCCACTTCCTCTTCGGTTTTGACGGTGTGCCCGCGCTGAAGCATTTCCGTAAACGCGCCGGACTTGAAAGCCTCAGCGGCCATAGCGGCTACCTGCTCCTGCGTCGTGCCTTCGCTTTCAGAAGCCTTTCTCAGCGCTTCCACGAACTGCTGGCTGAGCCTAACCCGGTCGGCTTCGTTCTTGGCCAGGGCTACTTCGGTAAACTTGTCGGCGGCGACCTGTGTGTCGCTCTTTGTTTGGGCGGACAGCAGGACAAACTCCTGCTGCTTCTGTGAATCCTGGGTCCAGTCTGCTTTCCACTCAGAAATCATCGCCTTCAGCTCTTGGAGTAAGTCGAGATTCTTTAAGCCAGGGAAATACTTTGCGACGCTCAGCGCAAAATTGGTGGACGGTCCCAACAGATGTTTTACCGATAAGTTGATAATTTCCTCGATGGCAAGGCGCGTGTATTTTATGACGCTAGGCAGATGCGCGAAATGCTGTGCCAGGGAAGCAAAGTCAGCGATGAGTGGCGTAAGAGACTCCAGCAGCGGGAGCATGGCCTGCTCCACCAAGGCGAACATCGACATCTTGATCTTGCCGAATGCGTCGCCGAGAAGAGTCGTTTGTTTCCGCCAGGCGTCTTCGATGCTGACTGCCTTGCTGGTCGTGTTGCGCAGAAGGTCCATGCTCTGCATGAAATCAATCAGCTCCGTGCTCGACATGTTAAGCGTTTGGCTAAACGCCTGGACCAGCAGCATGTAGCGAGTCTGCTCGGCTTCAGTTCCGCCAGGCCGACCGATGCGTGCCTGAAGGTAGCTGTTCGCGTTGCGGAGCGCGGCTTCGGTGCCAGCGCCGGTCCTAAGCGCCGAAAGGCTGGTGCCAGCGATCCCACGCATGAAAAAGCTCTCCGACTCGACACCCACCAAGCGACGGTGCATTTCGACAATGGACCTGGCGTTGCCACCCATCTCGTTGACCTTACCTGCCAGCGTCTCGACCATCCGTGTGATGTCGGTCGCCTGGGTGCCTACTCCCGGCCCGAACAGGCGCAGGCTCCGGCCAATTTCGATGGCGAATTGGGCGGCTTTCTCTGCGGCCAGGCTGGTGTTTGCGGCGACCTCGGCCATCACATCAGCAATGCTCTGCGCCGAGGTTTGCAGCTGCCGAGAGAAAATGGTGACCATCTCCGCTCCGGTGCGCGCCGAGATTGCCAGGGCCTCTTTCATCATCACGACGATGCGCAAATTCTGCTGGAAAGCTGGAGACAGGTCGTGGCCATACTCGACCAAAGCTTCGGTGGCCTCGGCCATGTCCTCTGTCTTCGCACCCAACTCACCTTGAACATCGACCACCTTGCGCAGCAAGGCGAAGCGGGCCGCGTAGTCCGTGGTGGTCTGCATCAGCGCCCTGTTGTAGCGATGCGTGGCATCCAGGATGTTCTTCCACAGCGCGTATTCGGCCTCGACGAGGCAGATGCCAAGGCCAATGAGCAGATTCATTCGGCTCAGGTTCGCCACAGTTCCCTGGAGAGCGGTCACGTTCTGGTTGGCATAGGCAACGCGCTGCCGGGCGGCATTGACGGCAGCGGTCTGCGTGCGCAGCATTTGCGGATCAAGGTTACCGGCCATGCGCATGGCCTCTAAAATTTCCTCGTGCTGTCCAAGGCGCTCCTGTTCCACGCCGCGCTGCTTTTTGGCGTTCTCCAGCAGCATCTGAGCTTGCTGGCGCTGCGTCACCACGTTACCCGTCATCTGCTTGACGATGCTGAGAAATTGACCCGCGAGGGCTAGCTTGCCCCATTCGAGCAGCCGGTCGGACATGGTCTTCATTTCCGAACCTGCGCGGTGCGCTTCGGTGCCGACCTCATGCAGGTGCCCCTGGAGAGCTTCGGCTTGAGCTGAGTAATCAGGCAGTGCCATTTACAGTTCGTCTATGGTGCCCTGGTCGGTTACCGAGAACCAGCCCCAGGGCGACTTAAATATATCCCCGACCTTGTAGCCTGGCCGCGTTCTTAGCAAGAACTTGAGACGGTCTTTCAACTCGTTTTTTGGGTTGGTGGTCGTCGGGGTAAACATGTTCACGCGCATGTGGTTTCCGTAAAAGACCGGAACGCCATACCAGCCGTGGTGGCTGGGGTCGGGCTTGACGTGGAGAGTGCGCATCTCGCTGCGCAGGAA